ATCGTCGTGCCCTTGGCGAACACGCCGTTTTCGAGCGCCAGGAGCTGCGTCGTCGGCACCGACTTGGAGTCGGTCTTGGTGTCGATGCCGCCGCTCAGCGTGAGCGGAAGCGCGACGATGCTAAGCGCCATGGATCACCGCCATATGTCTCCCCTTGACGTTCGTCGGCGACAGGGCGGACGATTCCGCCCCATGCGTCACGTGCTCGCGGTTGCCCTTGCGCTCGGATGCTCCTCTTCCAAGGCGCCCGCCCACGAACGCCCCGTTGATTGCAGCGTCTCCGAGCCGATCAAACGGATCGCTAGCCAGTGGTGCGCGTCCGACTACTGCGATTTCGGACAGGACGGCTGCGAGGCGATGCGCGACCGCATGCGCGAGCCGACCGAGCCGTGCCGCTATGTCGACAACGTGGCGTGCTTCACGGATCACACCGGCGGGGTGAGCTGCTTCGCAAGCGTCCGGTTTTGCAACGCCAGGCGTGCACTCGACGACGCCCCGCAGACGGCCTGCCGGTATCTTTACCCCCTTGACGGGCCGTGCGCGAAGCCCCCACCTTGATGGACCATGCGCTACGCCATCGCCGCCGTCGTTCTTGCCGCCTGCTCCGATGGTGGGAGCCCATCCGGACCGGCTGGCTTCGATCTTCGCCTCGGCGAGACGTGCGCCACCGGTGCCGAGTGCGGTGACTCCGTGTGCCTGGGCGATGTCTGTTCGGTGCCGTGCGCTGACTCCGCGGACTGCCCGCAGTTCGCCGTGTGCACCGACCTCGAGACAGGCGGTCGCGGCTGCCTTTGGTTCTGCACCGAGGACAGCGATTGCCCGACCACGACGCCCACGTGCGTCGGGTCCGGCTTCGGCGTGTGTCGCGAGTAGGATCATGGGCGGTCGTAGGTGACGCGGATGTTCCCGAGGCGGATGTTTGCGGCGTTCGACGTGAACGCGCCGTAGATGGACAGGCCCGACGTCACGGTCGTGTCGGTCACGTCGACGGTCGTGTCGTTCCAGGACGCGGGCGGGTTCGTCACCGTGCCGGCAGGGCCGATCGACGTCTGCACGCCGGCCGCAGTCACGGTGAAAAAGTCGTAAGACAGGTCGGCCGATCCGTCGCCGTACACCGCGAACGTGACGCTCTTGATGCGCTCGCCTTCGTCGAGGAAGATCGGCAAGTACACCGCGCCGATGCCCGTCGAGACGATGTAGCCAAGGGCGGTGCGCGTGAAGTTGGAGTCGATGACGTACGCGATCGCTGGGTGCGACTTCACGAGATCGCCGTGCTTGAAGCGGCCGGTTCCGCTCACCGTCACGTGGTCCCCGCTCGCCATCGCGATCGACCCGCCGACCGACAGCACGCCCGCCGCGGACATCTGCACCGGCAGCGTCGAGGCCGGGACCGCCGCGGGCATCGTCACCTGGTAGCTCGCCGCCAGCGCCGCGGGGCTCTTGAGACTGACGAAGTTCGTCGGCGGCGCGGCGGCCGGGTGCGCCTTGAACTCGTAGAGACGGACGTCGGCGCAGTCCATCTTCGCGTACTGCCGGACCGCGGCGCCGGTCTGCTGCTTGAACGTGTAGCCGTCCTGCGCGTCGACGAACGCGACCTCGGCGCCGGCGCTCGTGTAGTCGCCGGCGATCCCGCCGACGGTCGTCATGTTCAGCGCGCCGCCGTTCGTGATCCGGATGTTCGTGCCGGTGTTGTTCCGGTAGTACAGGTCCCCGAACGCGACGAACGCCTCGCACGCACCGGTCGTCAGCGTCGCGCCGAGGTTGTCGAAGTCCACGCCGCCGACGGTCGTCAGGCGCCACGCCGACATGTCGAGGTCGGCGTTGATCCCGATGCCCGCCGTCGGCACCTGCTTGCCCTTGCCCGTCGTGTGATCGTGCGGGTCGATGATCGCCTGGAGCGCCGTGTTTAGCTCGGTGCCCCACGTGTCGGTCGAGGCCCCGACGTTGGGCAGCACGATCAGCATGTACGCGGTGGTCGTCATGGTGGCGGCTCCTCACTCGAAGTAGGCGTCGAACTTCACGTGGTACCAAATCGACTGCGACGCGGTGGCGGTGCCGACGATCTGCTTGACGACGACGGCGATGAACTCACCGGGGTTGACGTAGATCGGCGAGTCCCACCACACCGAGATGGCGTCGGGCGTGTAGGTCTGCCCGATGACCGCTCCGACCGGCGCGTACTGGAAGCCGAGCGCGAGGCGGCGCGGCGCCTTGGTCGTCGCGGCCTCGGTCGTCGCGAGCGACACCGCGGTGTGGCCGAACGCCAGCGACCAGGCGAGCGTCGTCGCCGTCGTCGCGACCGCCGCGCCCATGTTGACCGTCGAGATCGTCACACCGCGGACGCAGAGTGTGCGGGGCGTCTGCGTCGCGACCGCGCCCGCCGGGACCTGATACGAGCAGGCGATGAAGTCCGTGGCCGCACCGGCCGCCGCGTTGATCGCGCCCTGCCCGCCGAGGCCGGTAATGTTCGCGGCGGTGTTGCTGCCGGCGGCGCTCGTCGGGTTGGTGCTGTTGGCGTAGCTCGCCGTGGAGCCCATCGTGCCGCCCTGCATGCCTTGGTAGGGCATGCGCCCCGAGCCGTTCATCTGCTCGGAGTAGGGCTTGCCGGCGAGCAGGTCGCCCTGATGAATCGCGAACGACTTGATCGCCGCGGAGATGACACCGCCGGCCGCACCGCCCGCGATGGCGTGGCGAACGATGAAGTTGCCCGCGCCGCCGGCCATCATCGTGCCGTTCGCGGCGCCGCGGGTCAGCGTTCCGTAAAGCACGTCGTCGATCCAGAACTCGGCCTCGCGGTCGGTGATCGAGATGACGTAGCGGTGAACGGCGTTGTTCGCGTAGGTGTACGCCGCGCCGGTGCCGTTCGCGGCGGCCAGCGTGATCGTCTGCTCGGTGCCGTTGTAGTTCGCGACGCCGAGCAGGCCGGTCGGCCCGAGGCGGAAGTAGACGCCATCGGTCGGCGCGTAGGGGTTGGTCGTCGCGAGCGTGCCGAGCCCGAAGTCGATCAGCGTGTTCGTCTGCGGCTGCGCGGTGAACGCGACGGCCTGCTCGACGTAGAGCGGCAACGCGCCGAGGAGCGGATAGGACCGCTGCGACTGGTAGCTGGCGCCGGTTGTCGTGGTGGTGATGCCCGACCCGTTGGTGTTCAACGCGAGCGACGACCACGTGAAAGTCATCGTCGTGTTGCGGTAGATCTCGAAGCCGGTGTCCTGCGCCGTGTAGTTGAACAGGCGGTCCGTCAGGATCGTGTCGACGCCGACGCGCAATCGATAGTCGTCGGTCGTCTCGGGTGACAGCAGGTAGGTCGAACCGGCGTCGTTCTCCGAGGCGAGGATCGCCTTGCCGACTCGCGCATCGTCGGTCGGCAGCGTGACGTTCAGGTTGTAGCCGGCGTCGACGTTCGCCTTGCCGGCCGAGTTGCTGCCACCTTGGATCTGGACGGCCATCGGTCAGACTCCCACCGCGGCGAAGCGGTACTGCCCGGCCGAGCCGAGCGGGCTGTAGGCGATCACGTCGAAGCCGACGCCCGCCACGAGGTTGGTCGCGACGGCCTGCACCTCTTCGATCAGTGCTTCCTCGGCGGTGTGGTCGGCGGTGTCGCCTTGCGGCCGGATCACGATCTCCGTGCCGGCCGCGACCCATGCCGCAGCAACCGTGGCCGTCGCGGTCGTGTCGGCCGCGGCGCCGAAGTCGACGTCGAAGGTGATGGAGTTGGCCGACCCGCTCGACGCCGGCGCGGCCCACGTCCCGTCGGCGCGGAGAAAGTTGGCCGTCCCGCCGCCGGATGCCGGGGCTAGCCCTTTCAGGCCCGCCGTGAACACGTCCAGGAGCGTCGTGGCCTGCGTCCCGGTCAGGTCCTCGGGGTCGCCGGTGCCGGCCGTGACGCGGCCCTTGATCGTCGCGGTGGCCATGTTCGCGAGTTTGGCGTTGGTCACGACGTCGGGATCGATTGTCCAGACGAGGCCCGACCCGGTGACCGTGACGTCACCCTTGTCGCCGTCCGTGACACCGCCGGACGAGCCGGCCGCCCACGCCGGCGCCGTGTCGGTGGCGGTTAGCACCTGCCCGGCCGTGCCGAGCTCGAGCGCGACGACGCGACCGTCGGGGCCGCGGTAGAACACATCGCCCTCCGCGCCGGACCGGGGCAACGGGGCGTCGCGCATCAGGTCGCGCAGCGCGTCGGCGACCAGCTCGAGGGCGCGCTGGACCTGCGGATCGGCGACCCGCGGCAGCGCAAGGCTACGCGACGTGTCGGGCCGGGTGACGCGGGCGCGGGTCACTCGAGGCCCCACACGTCGGTGCCATCGCCGGGGCGCCCAGATAGCGCGAAGGGCTCGCCGACGTCGAGCGGGGCCGCGCTATTGCGCACGTCGGCGGTCATGCGCGCGATCTCGCGGTCCCACCACGACGTGTCCATGCCCTCACGGCCGCCGCGGAGCTTGGCGATCGCCTGCGCGATCACGAGGTCCTCGTAGCCGTTCACCCCGTCGAACGTGTCCGACCCGCTCACGAGGTCGGTCGCGGGCTTGAAGTAGCGCACCCGCAGCGTCCATACCTGCGTTGGCGTCGGGGCGATCCGTAGCGTGCCCGTCTCGATGCGGTACGTGAGCCGTGAGGGCGTCGCGGCAGACGTCTGGTAGCGCCACGCCTCGCTGACGTTGTGGGGCCGCAGCGGGCGATACAGCGCCCCGTCGTAGACCTCGACGAGCCGCAGCTTGAAGAAGTCCGTTGGGAGCGTGACCGACTCGCTGCCGGCGGTCGTGGCCAGCGTGGCGGTCGTGATGTAGTTGTCGGGCCGGGTCTCGAGCAGGAGATCCCAGACGCCTTCGATCGCCGTGTTGATCACCTCCGTGATCCGCGCGTCGCTCATCACACGCGAGTTCTCGAGGTCGCCTTGGAAGCGCACTCGATCGATCAGTTGCGTGAGCGTGACGGTCTTCGACATCTGGGATCACCTCGTCCAGATCAGGCCGCGCCGTTGTTGGAGCCGATGACGACCAGGCGCAGGTTGTCGGCGGTCGTCAGGTCCGCGGCGACGCCGGCCGAGGTCGACACCTGTACGCGGCACACGAGCGCGCCGGAGGTCAGCACCGGGGCCGTCTTGTGGACGACCTGCTGACCCGACGTGCCGTCAACCGACGCGATCACCGCGTGCAGCACGGTCGGCGACGCCGAGACGGCCAGCGTGATCGTGTGGTCGCCGACGCCGTTGCGCGTCAGCGTCGGGGTGCCGCGCGAGGCCAGGTTGGTGCGCGGCGACATGATCGTCGAGGCCGCGACGGTGACGACCGCCGCGCCCGCGCCGGTAAAGGCCGCGATGCCGGTCACCATCGGGCCGGGGCCGACGCCTTGCGCGTCGGTCAGGTTCTCGTTGTAGCCCATGGCTAGCTCCGCTTCCCGACGACGTTCTTGTGCGGCGCCTTCGTGACGAAGTTGCCGTACTCGCCGATGCGCGCCTCCCAGCCGTCGATCGTCTCGGACGGCTTGAGGATGTTGCCGGTCTGCCGCTGGAGCAGGAACGCCGGGGCCGCGCCGGCGTGGAAGTAGGTCCAGTCGTCGAGGTCGACCATGTAGAGGCGGTTGACGGGGCACATCCGGTCGATGACCAGCTGCGCCTCGAGGCCCATCATCGAGAACTCGACCGAGCGGTAGCCGACCTGCGCGGTCTTGCCGCCGTTCATGTCGGCCGCCTGCTGGATGCCCCACCGCCCGTCGATCTGCTTCACCAGGTCGCCGACGGCGAACGGGCTGATGAAGATCGTACGGCTGCCGCGGGTCGCGCCGCCGTACCACGAGGTGGCGGTCAGCATGTCGGTGACGAGCTCGTAGACGCTCTGCGAGGTGCCGTCGACGATCGCGCCGCCGAGGCGGGTGTCGGCCGAGCGGGTCAGGCCGAACAGCGCGGTCGCCGCGCCGCCGGTGGTGTCGGGGATGTAGTCCGCGAAGCCGGCCGGCGCGAGGCCGAAGTCGCCGTCGAGGAAGATGTAGTCGTTCGCGGCAGCGGCGGCGACACCGGCCGAGATGTTGCCGGTCAGCGTGATCGACGCGGTGCCGACGACGCCGCCGGTTAGCGACGGGTACTGCACCGACGAGACGGTCAGCGAGCCGGCGCGGGTCGCGCCGGAGGTGCCGTCGGTCGACGCCAGCTTGAGCACGTCGCCGGCCTGCACCGCGAACAGCGCCGCCGGGTCGTCGACGGTCATCACCGCGGTCGCGAAGCCGGTGTTGGTCATGCGGCCGATCGCGCCGCCGCGCGACCGGTAGGCGCGGAAGTTGAGGTAGTTCGCCTCGGACGCGATCGCCTTGTCGATCTCGGTCGTGGCCTTCTCGAACGCGTCCTCGCTGCCGGTCAGCGTCGCCTCGATCAGCTCGTTGCTGATCTTGGGGATGCGGTAGTGCGAGGCGCGCGACACCGAGAAGGCGCCATAGTTGGAGTTGCCCGCGGTGAACGCGTTGGCCGTCGAGAAGGTCGACGAGCCGCCGCCCACGAGCGACGTGCCGATCGGCTGCACGTAGGTGCTGCCGCCGGCCATCTTGCTGCGCGCGTCGGTCTTGCCGAGCGCGGCCCACGTCGGGTTTTCCGAGTAGGCGATGTTCATCACCACGCCGGGGGCGTAGTGCTGCTTGAGCATGCTTGCGAAGGTCGTAGTGTCGAGAGTCATTGGCGCAGGTCCTTGTCAGGGGGTTGGACCTGCCCCGTTGGCCGTGCGCGCTAGTCGCCTCGCCGTGCGGCCTCGTCGCGCAGCTGCGCGAACAGGGGCCGGAGCTTGGCTCGACTGGCGGCGCGCATGTCAGCGAGCGACTGGAAGCCTTGCGGCGCGGGAGGCGTCGCATCTTCCGAGGCGTCGACGTTCGTCAGCGGGCGAGACCTGCGCGGTTGGTCCCCCTGATGCCCGGTTGCGGTCGTCGTCGCCTGTGTCGCAGCCGTGGCGGGCTGGAGCAGGTGAGACAGTTTCGAAAACTTGGCGCGGTGCAGCTCGGCCAGCTCGGTGTCGAGCTTCTTTGCTGCCTCCGCGATGGTCATGATCCTGCCGGTCGTGGCGAAGTTGGCCGTGTAGTCGCGGCTGATCACGCTCCAGATCAGTCCGGCCGGGTCGTCCTCGGCGGCAAGCCACGCGTGGCCATCCTTGATCGTGGACCACTCGTTGTTGATCGTGGCGTGGGCGCGCTGGACGTTGGCGGCTTCCTCAGCCTCGGCGCGCGCCTTGGCCTGCGCCTCTTGGGCGGCCTTGGCCTGCGCGGCGGCGGTCATCTTCTCGCGGCGCTGCTCGGCCTTGGCGAGCCGCATCTCGCGTTGCAGCTGGCGCAGGGCGGCCTTCTCGTCCTTGGCGTCCAGCGTCGCGCCGGCGAGCTTGAGTGACGCCTCGGTGATCAGGTCGGACACCTCGGCTTCGATCTCGGCGTCCGTGGCACCGGTGCCAAGGTTCGCGCGGGCGAGCTCGCGCAACGAGCCGAACGGGTCCGCGGCGATCTTCGCGCCGACCTCGCCGTACCGCGCCTCGTGCTCGGCGATCTTGGCCTCACGCTCGGCGAGCGCCTGCTCGCGGGCCTTGAGGGCATCACGCTCGGCGATGACGGCCGACACGTCGACGGACGGGGCTGGCGGGGCGGCGGGCGGCGCCGCGACCGGCGGCGCTTCCTTCACGGCCGGGGCGGGCGCGGGCGCAGCGGCCTTGGGCGCAGGCTTCGCGGACGGCTGCTCCTCGCCGGGCACCCACACGTCGTCTGCGATCTGCGGGTTCTTGCGCAGCTCGGCGAGCTTAGCCATCACCTCGGGCGCGAACTTGCCCGAGCGCGCTGGTTTGGGCGCCTCGGTGACGACCGTCTCGCCCGGATCGGCGGCGTCCACCGGCGCATCGGCCGGCGGTGATTCAGGAGCGGTGGTGGCAGCGGCGTCAGACATGCGGTTAGGCACCCATCGGCATGGCGGGCGGGGCGGCCGGTGACGCGCCCGGCGGCATGCCGGGTGGCGCAGCGGGAGGCGGCGCGCCGGGCGGGGCCATGCCGGGTCCCGCTGGCTGCGCCGCCGCAGCGGCCTCATCGAGCTTGGCTTGCGAGAGTCGGATCCATTCGCGGAAGCGCGACAGCACGGCAGCGTCAGCGCCACCGGCCCACGCGTCCTCATACTCAGCCTTCGCGGTGTCGATGCCGAGCTTGAGCGGGAACATGGCATCCGGGATCAACTGGTAGAGGTCGACACCCGGATCGCACAGCCCCTCCATCACCATCTCGACGGCGCGACGCGGCCCGAGCCGCTTGCGGTTGCCGCGCTGCAAGTCGGGCTCCTCGAACAGCTCGATCATGTTGTCGCCGTCGAGCAACCCGGCCTTGAACAACTCCGTCGCGCCGGCGAGGCGGCCCGCGCGGGTGCCGGGCAGGAAGTTTTGCGGCTCGAGGCGCAGGTGGTGGAGCCCCTCGTCGATCTTGAGGCCGTCCCACTTGTGCTCGCGGATCCACATCGCCTGCTCGGCCTTGGGGCACTCCTTGGCGATGGCGCGCGCCTCGTCGACGATCAGCTGACCGATGTCGACCTGTGACAGCGAATCGAACAACTGGAACCCGGCGAGGCGGTCCGACGTGATGTCGTCGAGGGCGTCGATCGCCGCACCGGACGCACCGGCGCCGAGCTGCGTCTTGCCGCTCTGGAAGTCGCGCGACAGGCCGCTCACGTCGTCGCACCAGTTCATCAGGAACTCGAGGATCTGAAACGCCTGCTGACTGACCGGGTTCGGCGCGACGTAGGTCGGCGCGGTGCCGTTGTGCTCGACGACGATCGGGTGCCGCTTGGAAAGCTGCTCTTTGGTCATCGCGCCCTTTGGCATGAAGACCTTCAGCCCGCCGCCCCAATACAGCGCCTCCTGGATGTCCCGGGCGATGTCGTTGATCTTCGCCTGCGGGGCGGCGAGCATCGACACGAGGCCGTCGCCGAACCATCCGCGCATCGGCGGCGAGTAGTGGAGCAGCGCGAACGGGTGCCGGCGGCGGCACCACTCGTCGTCCTCGAGCACGAGGTCTTTCGCCACGAGCGACCGCCGGCCATCGTCGGCCAGCTCGCCGTCATCGTCGAGGCTCGGCAGGTGGTACGCCTCGCACAGCCGCACGACGAGCGAGTCATCGGCCCAATCGTCGCCCCACTCGTACCATTCGTCGCTGTCGTAGGTGGCCGCGGTCGCGATCGCCTTGAGCTTGTCGGCCTGCTTCGGGTAGCGCGCGGTCAGCACCTCGAGCGGGTAGCTGCGGAGGTGGTAGACGCTGCGGGGCGCGCCGTAGAGGGCGTCACGGGTCCCGACGATCACCTCGGAGCGCGGCACCCGCTCGACGGTGACATCGTACTTGCCGCACACGGCCGTGCGGGTGATCTTGGCGACGCCCGTGCCGCGCACGATCGCGTCCCGGGTGCGCAACAGCCGATCGCGCTCGATATCCTGGCGGCCCATCTTGGCCCGCAGCACCGACGAGACGCGGCGCGCGAACCGCTTTTCCGACCACCCCGCGTCATCGCAGGAGATGACCGGGAACGGCCGGTGCTTGCTCATGCGGGCCGTCAGCGCGTCGACCTTGGCCTGAACCACGTTGAGCGTCGTGAACGGCGCCGTTCGCTGGTCGCGCACCGACGGGCCCATGATCCGCGCCGACGACAGCGGGCGACCCTTGTAGATCGCCTCGTAGATCAGGTCGTCGAGGTTCTGCGCGCGGCGGCGCGAACGGATCGCGTCGACCTTGCGCCAGATCGCGCGTGCCAACTCGGCGGGCTGCTTCTGCCGCCACCACGACGTGAGATCCGGGGCCGGGATCATGCGCTATCGCGCCCATACATAGGGCACCCCACCGCGTCAAACGAAATCGTTAGTCGTCGTCCGCGTCGATCACGACCGTCCCGCCCTCTTGGCGCTGCTCGTCGCGCCGCAACCGCTCCAACGCCTCGCCGGCAAACTGCGCCTTGAGGTCGGCCGCCCCGGATCCGCCGTTGACGACCTCGGCGGCGGCAGGTGCGGAGATGCGCGACAGGTCGGCGAGCCCGTCGAGCTCGACATCGCCGACGCGCACCCGCTGGACGTGGATCGCGTTGCCGCGGCACCACCGGATCAGGTCGCGTGCCTGGTCCGCGTCAGTAGGCCGCGGGCGCGAGCGTCTCGAAGTCGTCTTCGCTTGGGCTGACATTGGCTTGCTCCATGGCCGCTTCTTCGGCGGCGACTTGCTCGGGACTGCCGTACTCGGGCTTCGGCGGCTTCTCGCGCCACCGGAAGTGCCACGCCTTGCGGTGCGCGTAGAGCGCCGCGTCGGCGGTGTCGTTCGGGATGGATGGATCCTCGACGCGGGCGCCGGTCGCCGACACGAGCCGGGCGTATTGGATCTGCCCCAGCTCCTCGGCGAGCGGCGAACCTTCGCGCAGTTGCATCCGGGGCCGCTCGGTGCCGTCCTCGTCGAGCACCATCGACAGGAGGTCGGCGTTGAAGTTGTCGATCGGGCCGCCCGGCGCGTACTTGTGCGCCTTGGTCGCCTCCTCGAAGTGGATCCCGTAGCGGTCGATCCACTCGCGCGACCACCCGGCGACGACCGGCCGGCCACCGCCCGCCGCGTCGGCGACGCAGATCGCCGGCGTGCAGATCGCCATGATGCCGCGCAACACCTTGGCCTGCGCGTCGGTGTCGAGGTGCGTCTGGCGCCACGAGCAGACCTCGTAGATGTGGTCTGAGTCGTGCCGCCACGCCCACAACGTGAACGCGAACGGGTCGGGGTAGTAGCCGAGGTCCACGCCGAGGGCGAGCGTGTAGTTGCGCCACGCGTGCAGGCCGTAGCCGGGAAGGTCGTAGAGACAGCGCAGCACGTCGGGGAAGCCGTCGAGGCGGTTGCGCTGCCTCGCGTAAAACATCCGGTCCTGCTTGGCCCGGTGGAACGCGTAGACGTAGGCCGCGTCCTCGTGCGTCCACTGCCCGAAGCCCTCGCGCAGCATGATCGGCGAGTCAAGCGCCGCGACGTCGGGCCCGCCGTAGAGGTTCTGCAAGTCGAGAATCCCGTCGCGCCACCGCAGCTCGCTCGCCTTGGCCTGCGCCTCGTCGCGCGTCAAGTACGGGCCGAACTCGAGCTCGCCGCGCTTGTTGCGTGCCCACCACGCCCCCTCGACGTGGACCGCCGCGCCGAAGTGCGGGTTGTCCAGCATGTTCCACCGGTGGACGCTCCAGCCCTTCGCGGCCCGCGTGTCGCCGCGGGTCACGTCGTAGAATAGCCCGGCCATCTGCCGCGATGGCGAGCCGGTCAGCTCGAACGTGCCGCCGAAGTCCAAGAGCGTCGGCATGAACACTTCGCGGATCGTCTGCTCGAACCGCGGCGGGATCTTCTGGGCCTCGTCCCACCAGACGCCGTTGTACGCGCCACCGAGCGCCTTGCGGATGCTGGCCTCGTCGTCGACGCCGACGCACGCGATGATGCTGTCGACCTCGGGGAACGTGACGGTCATCTCCGAGGCGTTCAGCTCGGCGGGCAGCCGTTCGCGCTCGACGACCGACGCTAGGCCGTCGCCCTGGACGCCGATCCAGTTGATCCGCCTAACCTCGGAGCGCGTCTCGTTGATGACGAGGAACCGCCCGCCGCGGGTCTTCATGGCCCGCCGCAGGAAGCCCTTGTTCTTGCCGCGGCTCTTGCCGGCGCGGCGACCGCACAGCGCCGCCTTGAGGCGCGCCGGGTCGCGGTCGTAGTTGCCCTGCTTGTCGAAGTGCTCGGCGGTCAGCGCGTCGGCGACCGCCCCGAACTCGGCCGCGGCGGCGCGGTCGCGTAGGAGGCGTTGGATCGCAGCGCGCAGATCCGTCGACAGCACGTCAGGTGTCGTGCTCGACGCTCAGGATGTTGCCGTAGGGCACCGTCACCGACGCCGCGTCGGGCCGGTCGAAGCGCACGCCGTACTGCGTCAGGCGGGCGGTCGCCTTGATCGGCCCGTTCGCGCGCCACACCTTCGCCCGCTGCGGCCCGAGGCTGACCTCGGCGGCGAAGACGACGGCGGACAGCGTGGTAGGCGGCTGGGTCGGTTGCTTGGGGTCTTGGCTCACAGCGGATGGCTCCTGTTGGTGTCGAGATCGACGAGGCACGGCGCGCCGTTGCGCTCCTGCACGTCGGTGTGGCGCGGCTCGCCGAGGGCGGTGCGCGCCCGGCTGAACCGGACGGCCTTGTCCCACGGCTTCGCGTCGTGCCATGTGGCGCGGGTCGCGTCGTAGTCGGGCGCGGCATTGGTCTTCATGGCGCGACCTCACGGGCAGCCGCCCGCATGTCCGCGAGCGACGCGTCGGGCATGCGCCGGGCGAGTGTGTCGGCGTCGATGCCGCACTCGCGCAGCTTGGCGAGCACGGCCCCGATCGCCTCGCAGATGCCGCACGCGTCGTGGTAGCCGTCCCACGCGATGCGGCACGGCGCGCCGGTGTTGTCGAGGTGGCCGACGCGCTGCGCGAGGGCGCCGAACGCGCGGAGCATGCGTCCATGGTCGAAGGGTGGAACGGTCACGATGCGCCTCGCATCCAGCGCCACAGCCGGCGCCACCATGGCGCCCGGCGGCGCACCGACTCGTCGAGTAGGTACACAACCGCTCCGAGTATCTCCAGCTCAACGTCGCCCGCGGCGTGCGAGTACGGCGACTTCTGCACATTCCGCAGCAACGCTAGGCGTGCATTCAGGTCAGCGGCAGGGATGGTCACAACACGTCTCCGATCTGCGTCTCGACGATCCGCGCCCGGCCTTGCGCCACAGCCCGTCCGTCGGCGGTCACCTGCGTCACGGGCACGGGACGATCCAGCGCCACGCCGCACGCCTCGAGCAACCTGCGGCCGATGCCCGTGCGCCGCAAGGGGGCGCGGACGTACAGGTAGTGCACCACCGCTGTCGAGCGGAGCGGCGTGTAGCAGATCCAGCCGAACACCGCGCCATCGGCGCCGACGGCCAGCGTCACCCGTTGCGTGTCGACCAGCTGCTCGCGCTCGCGGTCCGCGGCCGTGTGGCTGCGGTTCGGGCCGCGGCGGCGCTTCTTGGGCAGCGAGCGGCGCCACGAGTCGAGGACGAACGACCGTGCCGACGGGTCGGCGGTCAGCGGCGTGAGGTTCACTGGATCGTCTCGCCTTCCGCCGGCGCGGTGCCGGGCTCGAGCTTCTGGACGCGCTCCATGCGCTCGGCCGCGGAGCGCAACGCCTCGGGGCCGAACGACCGCAACAGCTCGTCGATCAGTTGCTCGTCGGAGATCGCCCGGTCGTCGTCGATCGTGATGTCGATCGCCTGCATCGGCTTGCCGAAGCCGCGATCCGAGAGCCAGTTGAACAGCTCCATCTTCAACGCGTCGGTGATCTCGTCGAGGCCGAACCGCTCGGCAAGCTCCGGCTTGTCGGCGCGGCGACACCGCAGGATCTCGAGGGCAAAGCGGGCCAGCTCGGCGCCGTTCTGCGTCTCGTCCTGGATGTAGCGCGACATCGCGCGGTGGGCCGTGCGGGTGCGCGCCTGCTGTGCGCTCATCGACGAAGCGCGTCGGCGCTCCGCGAGAACCGGGTCGCGGATGAAGTCTTTGGGCGGCATCGGAAGCTGGTCGCCTAACGTGGCCCCCATACCGAACTGTCAGTTGAAGTCAACAGCAATCGGCACATTCTGTAAGCTACCCGGCTTGACGTGACTTTCCTGTCGTGGTCTGTCTGAGGGGTCGCGCGTGCGCGGTGAGAGCGTGGGATCGGTGCTCTTTCCCCTTCTGCGCCGCATCCAGCAACGGTAGCCCCGGCCAGCACCACCAGCCGCCGCTCCACGTCGGCAGCCTCGAGCGCAGCAACCGCCACCACGGCATCCGCTTAGCCCGCTCGATCGCGTCCTCGGCACGCTCGTTGTCAATCTTGCGCAGCCTCCACGGCACCTCGCCGGGCCGGAGCTCGAGCGGTCGCCCCGCCGGCAACCGCCCCTCGTCGCTCCACGGGGTTTTCGGCGGGCGCGGCATCACGCCACCACCGTCAGCGGTTCCGCCTTCGCCGCATCCTCCATCACCGCCCGCACAGCGACGCCGCCGCCGAGACACGGGATGCCCCGCCGTGCGTCGTGGCTCTCGACGATCTCGATCCCGGCGCTCATCACGGCGTTCGGGTACCGGCCGCAGCGCGGGCAGTAGATGCGGGTGGGCTTCATCGCGTCGCCTCGACGTGCCCGCACCATGGGCACCGCTCGCCGTCGGGCTGTCGCGCTTCCATGATCTTCACGCGCTCGCCGCTGCGGGTCGTGTAGTACACCGCGCCGTCGGCGTCCTCGGTCAGCACGCGAGTCAGCGCCGCCTCGCTCGGCACCGCCAGCTCGGGCAGCACCTCGACGGCCTGGCTCAGCTCGATCTCGACGTTGCGAGACGCGCGGTAGTCGTGGGCCACGCGGTCATCACCGATCCACTGCGGCATCGAGACCACCGCTCGCTCATCGTCCGGCGGCCTACTCACCTCGCACGGATGCGCCGCCGCGTGCAGGTCGACCTGGTGCCCGTCGACCTCCGCCCACCGTCGCGACCGGCCGGCGAGGTACGCGGCGATCGCGTCGGCGAGCGTGGCGAACTTCGGCGGGGCGCTCATGGCTGCACCTCGACGATCACGAGGCCGGCGATCATCGCGATGACGACGAGCGCCCACGCGAACCACATCACCGCGAGCATCGCAGTTGCGGATCCGGCGCCACTCGTCGGCGCCTTGACGTTCACCTTGGCCGGACACGTCAAGATCGCGATCAGTCCCGCAAGAAAGATGACCCAGCCCATGCTACTCGCTCCTCACCGGCTCACCGCCGGCCGTTGTGGTTTCACTCACCCGCCATGCCTCGATCCATGCGCCGCACGGCTCCTCGGCCGTCGCGTACCGCTTGCGCGCGATCCAGTCGGTCACTTGCCCGTCGTCGGCGAACAGGATCCCGGTCAGCGCGTCGGCGGTGGCGCGCAACAGCTTGTCGCCGTCGGGCTTCACCTCGGGCAGCGCGCGCCGGACCGACTTGGGCCGCGCGACGTAGAACGTCACCTCGAGCCCGATCGGGCCGGTCCAAGGCGCCGCGCGGTGCACCGCCTTCGCCGCCCATCCGACCGCCGTTGCCCATGCGCGCTGGGCGTCGCGGTTGGCGTTGCTCGACGACGCGACGAGCACCGCCCGATCGCCGCGCTTGATGGCCCGGGCGCTGCCCTTCGGTGCGGGGATGCCGGCGACGCGGAAGCCGATGCGGCCGTACGTTGCGGCGCTGACCGGCGGGGCGGTGGAGGTTGAGGCGGTCATGGCGTGACCCGGTACGCGGTCATCGGACCGACGAACTCCGCCGCCTTGCCAACACGCAGCCGCAAGCCTCGCCACCCGGGCGACGGGTTGCGCGCCGACCACGACTCGAAGCGTTCTGACCACCACTCGCGCATCCACAGCGACGCGCGCGGACGCTCACCGCGACGCCACCGCTTGCGATCGGCGCGGCTGAACGGCTGGTAACTCACGACTTCACCTCCCGGCACGTCGCCTCGACCACCAGCACGAGGCTCGCCCCGTCGTGGCGCCACGCCCGGTGGCGCACCGTCAGCGGCCCGTGCCCGGCGACGAGCGGCGGCAGGACGTCGCCGAGCTGCGGCGACTCGGGCGCGTCGAGGACGATCGGGCCGCCGAGGGGCACGCCGATCAGGGGCGCCGCGGGGACGCCGGTGACGTAGGGTTGGAGGGCGAATCTCATGCGGCACCTCCGAACAGTTGTTGCTGTTGCGTCGGCCGCTCCTTGGCCGTCGCGAGGCAGCCCGGCGACAGCCACAGCCGCTCCTTGTGCTGCACGTGGCCCACCGTTCCGTCCTCGTCGGTGCCGGCCGTGTTACCCATGCCGCCTTTCAGGAACCCGGCGCGATACCACTCGATACACCGCCACCCGTGCCGCTCGTGTAGCTCGTCGTGCTCGCCGTCGAACCCGGCCAGCACGATCCGCCACTTCTTGTTCTTGGCCGCGCCGATCGCCCACTCGCGGACGTCGTGCGCGACGCTGAGCGAGTCGTGCGCGTAGAGGCCGTCGGCCCGGTCGGCTGTGTCGGCGTAGGGCGGATCGAGGAAGATCCCGACCGCGCCATCGGGTTGCATGCGGACCGGCAGCGTCATCGCGGCGCCGCCTGTCACGGCGCGGCGCCAATCGCCGTTGAGGATGCGGACGTGGCGCAGCCGGGCGGACAGGAACGCGAACCACCGTCGCAACTCCGGCATGGTCATCGGGTGATAGCCGTAGTCGGCGGCGGTGCCGATGGCGCGCGCCTGCGGTCGGTTCACGCCCCGGTCGCCTACAAGGTTCGGGAGCTGCCGGTTGACGCCCTCCTCGCGGGCCTGCGGTCGGTTCACGCCCCGGCCGTCGTCGCCGAGGTGCGGGCGATTCCGGTCGACGCCCTCCTCGCGCGCGTTCGCGTGGTTTACGCCCCTTCCATTTTGGGCGATATCAGGGCGCTTGCGACTCACACCGCCAGCGCCGACTCCGCGATTAATTAGCCTGCCCGACTCGTCGGCGACCCACGGGCCGGTGCCGCTGCACCATCCCGAGCCGATCCAGCACGACTGCCCCCACGCCCACCACCCCGCCATCACCGGGTCGTGCCACGTCGGATCGCCCATGAGATGCTCGAGCTGGTGCTCGGCGCGCCACTTGAGGATCGCGAGGTGGCGCGCGTGCATGTCCGCCTCCGAGACGGGCCACGACGCAGCGTCGGCCATCGCGTCGGGCGACATCTGCATCGCGCGCCACGCGTTGACGAGCAGACCGTCGAGGTCGTTGACCGTCTCGCTGTGATAGGTGCGGTTCGCGACGTGCGGCCGGCGCAGGAGGACGGCGAGCGACCCGGCGAACGGCTCGACGTAGTGATCGGGGTCGCCCATCGCCTCCCACGCGAACGGCGCCGCGTCGGACTTGCCGCCGAACCAGGGCCACGGCGTCTTGAACAGGTTGGTCAGAGTCACGGTGCCGCCTTTCCGCGCCGCTCGACATACGGGCGCAGGTCTTCGTGTTCGCTCAGCCACTCGCCGAGGCCGGCGGTGGCGCTGTTGTTGAAGCTCACGCGGTGGGTGGCGCGGAACCACTCGACGAGGCCCTTCGCCGAGATGCGCGGGTCGCAACCGTCGAGCGTTGCTTCGGCCACGAGCCACCGCGCATGGTTTAGGATCTCGATCGCGAGCAGCGGGTTAGCGGCGCGCCACGCGTCGAATCGCTCCCGGCTCGTCGCCTTGACGGGCTGTCCATCGGCGGCGGTGGGGCGCGGCCCGCTGGTCGTCGAGGCGCCGCGCCACGCGAGCAGGTCAGGTTGGTCGGTCAGCATGCGGCACGCTCCGTGCGGCGGTACACGTTCAGCGGGCGCGACCTCGTCGGTTCGCGCCGCACGATCTCGATCACGCCCTGCTCGATCAGCGCCTTGATGGCGGCCGTCGAGTCGCGCGCCACGTCCGAGACATCGCGCGCCAAAAACTCGCCGTCGGGAAGCCGCGCGACGATGGCCCGCATCGACTCCGACAGCATCGGCGCGCCGGTGGCCGCGTAGATCCGGCCTGCCTTCGGGCGCCCCGGGAAGATATCGCGGGCCGACAGTGCGCCGAGCTTCACGAGCCGAGACACCTGCTTCGTGACGGTCGCGCGGGTCACGTCATCGACGGCGCCGACCGCATCGCAGATCGCGGCCGTCGTCGCCTCGCCGAGCGCCCGGACCGCCGCCACGACCGACCGGCGCGTGTCGTGGTTGTCGATCGTCCGCGCCGAGACGCGCTCCGAGGTGCAGCGGTCGGCGAGGTCGACCGGCTCGTATTCCTCGGGCGGGTCCGGCACTGGCGACAGACACTGCCAGCACGCGACGATTGTGCGAGTCGCGCCGCTCTCACACTCCCAATCAGTGATCGTCGTGGCCACGCGGTCGGCGCAGATCGCGCACAGCGGGCGAGGGCGTCCGGTCATGGCTCCTCCAAGCGGCGAAAGGCGAGGCGCCGCATCGCGACGCGCACGGGTGGCAGCGAGGGGGCGGCCGTCGAGGTCGGTGACGGTCGTGGCGTCGCGCTCGCCGCAGAGGGCGCAGGTTCTCGCCGTCACGCCGCACCTCCGAACAGCGACGGTTGCGCCGGGTTGGGCTTGGCCTCGTCGCCTCGCAGCCGGCGCGTCGCGATCGCGTGGTAGTTGGCGTCGCGCTCCCACCCGACGAAGTGGCGGCCGAGCTGGATCGCGGCGACCCCGGTGGTGCCGCTGCCGGCGAAGGGGTCGAGGATCGTGTCGTTCTCGTCGGTGAAGTCCTCGACGAGTTCGCGCATCAGCGAGAGCGGCTTCGTGGTCGGGTGCGGGTTCCGGTCACCGCCCATCGCGCCGACCATGTGCGTGTACACGCCGCGCTTTCCGCCGGCGTTCCATCGCGGACGGCCGGATCCGCACCATGCGACGGCGATGCACTCGTATCCCTGCGCCGGCCGGTCGCCCGTGAACTGAGGCGCTCCATCAGGCTTCACCCACACCATCGCGCGGATCCACTTCGCGCCAGACGAGACGAATGCATCGCGCCATGCGGACACCGCCTCGACTTGGCAAAACACGAGCGACCATCCCGCCGACACCCTGACGATCTCGCGCGCAGCCTCGGATCGCACGTCGTCGGTGATCGACGCGAACGGAATCGAAAGAATGCCGACGCCACCTCCTGAACGCTGCCGACGAGCAAGCGTATGCGCCTCGACTTCGTATGGCGGATCGCTGATCACGTGGTCGACGCTGCGATCGGCAAGGCTCGCCAATCCCGTCACCGGGTCGAGGCAGTCGCCGTGGTGTAAGGTCCACGTCACGCCGCACCTCCCCGCTTCGCGTCGATCCGCGCGCGGACCTTCGCCGCGGTCATCACGTTGCCGGCGTCCGCGAGCAGCCGGGCCGCCGCCTCGGTGGCGCAGTCCTCGAGCCGGTGCGGGCCGGTGCAGGCGGCGCAGGGCGCGTCGTAGCGCAGGGGCGCGGGCTTGGCCTTCACGATCCGCTCCGCTCGACGCGCAGCGCGCGGACCTCGGCGACCATCAGCAGGTACGTGGCGAGCCGGTCGACCGGCGTCACCGCGAGCGCGTGCAGGCGGATCGCCTCGCGCAGCTTCTCGGCGTGGCTCATGACACCCTCATCGTTGGGCCGTCGAAGGTCGCGAACACGCGCCCCGTCCGACCGTTGGAGTTCTTCTCGACGAGCAGCTCCATCGTGCGAGCCCACTCGTCGCCGTCGGGCAGGTACTCGCCGCGTTCGTCGCGGCGTTCATCGACGCCCTCGACGGCGGGGCCGTAGACGCAGCCGCGGTAGACCATCACGACGCACTTCGCCCGCTCCTCGAGCGTGCCCGACCCGCGCATGTCGCTGACGACCGGGCGCTTGTCCTCGCGCTGCTCGCAGCCGCGGTTGAGCTGCGACCCGAGCAGGTATGCGATCCCGTCTTCGCGCGCGGCCAGCATCAGCTCGGTGCCGATGTCCGACAGCTCCTGCTCGCGGTCGGCCACGCGGTACTTGCGACCGCGCGGGCCGCGGAGCAGCTGCACGTAGTCGACGATCGCGACCCGCGTCCCGTTCGCATCCTGCTCGCGCCGCGCCGCCCGCACCACGTCGTCCACGTACGGCGACGGCTTGTCCTCTACGAGCCACCGCTTCCGGGCCTTGAGCACGTTCAGCGCGTCGCCGATCTGTCGCATCTCGCCGCGGTTCAGCGACATCGCGCGGATCGCCTCGGCGCTGACGCCCGACAACCCGGCCATCGCGCGGTCAGCCAGGGATTCCTCGCTGTCCTCGAACGCGAAGACGTGGACCCCGTAGCCGGCAGCGGTCGCGGCCTCGGCAGCGGCCATGAACACCGACGACTTGCCCATGCCGGGCCGGCCCGCGACGATCGTCACGATGCCCGGCTGGTAGCCGCCGAGCTTCTCGTCGAGGGCCGCGATCCCCGTCGGGATCCCGGTGAGCGCCGACTCACCGCGTTCCCGCGCCTCGAACACCCGATCGAGCTGGTCGAGGCGGGCCTTGACCACCTGCCCGATCGTCCGCGCCGTCGACTCCGATCGGACCTCGACCCGCTGGATCGCCAGCGCCGCGAAGGTCTTGGCGGCGGCGCCGTTCAGGTCCTCGTCATCCTCGTCGGCGGCGTAGAGCCGATCGAGCACGTCGGCGCACGCCTGGATCACCTTGCGGCGGGTCGACAGCTTGCCGACGATCGCGGCGTAGTCGGCCGTGCGCTCCGCCGACGGTGTGACCAGCGCCAGTTCGCCGAGGAACGCCAGGCCGCCGACCGCGTCGAGCTTGCCCAGCCGCTGCAGCTCGACCTCGACCGTGATCGGGTCGATCGGCTGGCTGGTGGCCTCGAGGTTCCGCATGGCCATCCACACGGCCTGGTGCTTGGGGCCGTAGAAGTCCGGCACCTCGAGCGCGGCCACGGCCGGCGCGTCCAGCGCGGCGCGGCGCAGGAGCACGCCGCCGAGGACGGACGCCTCGGCGCTCAGGTTGTGGGGCAGGATGCGGGTGGTGCTCATGGTCGGCTACAGGTCGCGGATCGGGGTTCGGCGGGCGGGCGGCGCAGGCTGGTGGCGCGCCGGCGAGTCCCGGGCGCCGTGGCCGGGGCGCTGGCCCGATCGCGCGTACTCGGCCACGCTGGCGTCGACGACGTAGGCCCACGCCTGCTCGCTGCCGAAGGTCGACCAGCGGAGGGGCTCGATCGACCGCGTGGCCTTGGCGCGCGCGACGACGCAGGCCACCGCGTGCATGAGCTTCCGGCGCCGGTCAGCGATCGGCGTTGCCATCAGGCGTTGCGTGACGGCGCCGGCGGTCGAGTCGTCGATCGGCGGTGCGCTGGCGTCGAGGCGCGCCCGCTCGGCGTTCAGGGCGGCAGCGGCCTCAGCCACCAGCACGAGGATCGAGTCCTCGCCTCGGGCCGGCGGTGGTGAGTCCTGGCGGCCAGGGACGTCCTGCTCGCGTCCGGCCATCGCGTCGGTCACCGGCCCCTGGTCAGCCTGCCCCTCGCGCGCGTGGTGTGAGAGATCTGGATCTTCCGGAGAACGGAGAACGGAGAACGGAGAGCTGGCTGGCGGCTGGTCGCCGGCATGCTTCCGGCTGGTCGCCGGCTGGTCGCCGGCTGGTGCCGCGCTGGTAAACCGGCCCTGGTAGCGCGCGCCATCACCAGCCGACGCCGCACGCTTCCGGCCCCGCTCGGCCTGGGCCTGCCGCTCGAGCCAGAGCCAGTTGACCCGGGTCTTGCCCGGGGTTCGGCCGTTCGGCTTGTCGCTGCCGTGGATCTTGTAGAGGCCGTCCGCCTGCAGCGTCGCCAGCCCGGCCTCGACCATGGCCTCGGGCCCGCGGGCGCCGAAGATGCCGATCAGCGTCGACCGCGGGACGGCGTATGTCGGCCGCTCGGCCGTGTACTTCTCGGTCTGCCACGAGAACAGGCGCGCGAGCTTGCCGGCCGCGGTGTCGCGGTCCTCGTAGCCCAGGATGGTCGCGAGCGCGGCGACGTCGGGATCGTCGAAGAACTCGGCCTCGAGGCGGACGGGAGCGGCCATCAGGCCCCCCTCTGGGCGCGCACGCGCACGAGCTCGTTGTCGCGCCCCTCGACCACCTCGCGCAGCCTGGCGACGCTCACGCCCCGGGCCGCGGCTTCCCGGGCGAGGAGGTGACGGACGGTGGCGGTCACGACATCACCGCCCGGATGAACGCGGCGGCGAGCGGCGCGACGATCGAGTTGCCGTAGCCTCGGATCGTCTTGGCTCTTGGCGCCTCGGCGCGCAGTCGGCCCACGCCGCGGGGTAGCCTTGCAACCACCGGGCTAACTCCGCGTCCAGCAGGGCTCGCAACCTGCTCTCCAAAGAGGATTGGAGGGCGGCACTGGCGGACGAGCTCGAAGACGACCGGCCAGAGGTGGCGCTCGTCGTCGGTGCCGCGTCCCTTCCCAGCGGTGCTGAACGGCTGACACGGACACGAGGTGGTCCAGACGGGGCGATCGTCGGGCCAGCCCGCGAGTCGGAGGGCGTAGCTCCACCCCGCGACTCCTGCAAAAAGGTGGCATTGAGTAGCGGCAAGGTCAGTTGCGCGCAGCTCGACGATCGATCGCTCATCGACGATCCCATCCGCGACGTGGCCCGCCGCGATCAGGTTACGGATCCACGAGGCCGGGTACCGCTCCCATTCGTTGTAGAAGGCGGTCACCGACTCACCTCGACAAACAGCGCCCATCGCGCCATCGCGTGCGTCGCGTCGAGCTCGCCGGTCACCGCGTCACGGTCCGTCGGCCGGGCGTACGCGCTCGCCGCGTGCGCCATCGCGTGCTCCGCGTGGTCCTGCGCCGTCTGGCCGCGGTTCGGGCCGACCGCCCCGCCCTCCTTCTCGCCGTGGGCCAGCGCGCGCCCCATCGCCGCGACGGCGTGCGGGCAGTTGCGGATCGCGGCGAGCTGGTCGACGACCTGCCGCGGGTCCCGATCGGCCGCCTCGGTCAGCGCCTGGATCAGCCGCCGCGCCTCGCTGCGGTCCGCGATGTAGCCGCGGGTCTGCTCGGGGGTGCGCGTCACGACGCACACCCCGCGCCGACCCACAGGCCGAGGAGCGCCGCGCCGCCGATCGCGACGAGCAGGCAGGCGAGGAGCATGGGCCAGTCGATCGGGTCCTTGTCGTCGTTCATGACTCAGCCTTTCCGGCGCGGTGCGCCTCGGTCCGCGGCCCCATCGCCGCGCGCAGTCCGCCTCTCACCTCGCGCCGATCCCGCTCGCTGGCAGGCCGCTCGCCACGCCCGCACCAGTCGGCATGCTGGACGATCGAGCCCGAGCAGTCCGCGCACCGCAGCGACCGGACGACGCCGACCGTCAGGATCGACGAGCGGCGCGCGGCGGACCGACGGCCGGCGAAGCGGATCCCGTCGGCCGCGATGGCGGCGACGAGCAGCGCCGCGAACCCGACGACAGCCGTCAGCATTTCAGCCGCTCCGCTGCGACGTGCACGACCACGAGCGCCACCACGACGCCGACGATCAGCACCGCCGCGGTCAGGATGCCGCGGACCGCCGGTTCCGCGTCGGCCGCGACGATCAGCGCGAGCCACACCGCCGAGAGCAGGGCGAGGCGGATCACGGCGTCCACCCGCTCAGCAGCAGCTTGGCCGCGTCCTCCCACTCAGCGGCGCGACCTTCGACGCTGTGATCGCGGAACTTCCACAGTGTCCGATCGACGACCTCGGTGATCGCCTTCCATGCGAGGCCGATCGCGTCCTGGCTGAACGCGCCGACGCCCGACGATTGCAGCGGGTCCATGTGGAACTGCGCCGAGCACAAGCACGCCTCGATCGCCTCGCGCCGTAGCGCCTTGCTGACATTCATGGCGTCCACCCGGTGCGCAGGAGGGCTTCGGCTTCGGCGTAGGAGATCGGGGAATCGAGGTTGTGGGGGTATGCCGCGGCCATCCACGCGTGGCAGGCAAGCTGGATCGAGTCGAAGCGAAACCCGAACGCCGCCGATGCACGTGCGGCGCCAAGAAATCTCGGCTCCGACGCGCAAGCCGCGCAGATGGTCGCCGCCTCGTCCCGCAGCTTCTTGCTGATCCTCATCGTCCGCTCCCTTTCTGCGCAGCCCGCAGCCGCGCGCCTTCCGCCGCGTAGTCGCCGACCCGCGCGCTTGCCTCGGCCCGCACCCGCGCGGCGTGGTACTGCGCGAGCACGACGTCGCCCTCGGTGCACGGCCGATCGCCGCGGGCGTGGCAGATGGGGCAGGTCATCGGTAGCTCCGGCCGCGCAAGATCACGCGCCGCATCGACGCCACCGCCTTGGCCCGCTTCGCCGCGGCTTGCTCCTCGAGCTGCGCGTCGAGGCGTGCCCGGTGCGCCGCGACGGTCTTCCGCGAGATGCCGAGGTCCGCGGCGATCTCGCAGTCGTCCGCGCCGGCGGCGATCCGCTCCAGCACGTCGAGGCCGAGGCCGCGCGGGTGGCCGTTGCGGGTGGTCCAGGCGCTCACCGCCGCACCGCCTTCCGCTCCGACGCCCACCGCCACGCCCCGTCGACACACACCAGCCGGTCGGCCCCGTCGATCTCCGCGGCAACGGCGATGCCGCGCGCCCGGATCTCGCTCGCGGTGCCGCCCGGCGACAGCGCGAACCGCTCCATGACGCGCGCGACCTGCGCTGGGTCGCGGCCGTCCTCGCGGTCGAGGGCGGCAGTGACGAGGCGATCGGCGGCGGTCCACGTGTCGATGTCGTGGGCACGGGCGTGGCGGTCCACGCGGGTGGCGACGCGCGGCGAGACGGAGAGGACGGCGCGAGCAGCGAGGGTCATGGCGGCGCTCCGTGAGGTCGGAAAAAATCTGTTGCGGTCGCGCAGGTCGTGCGCACCGTGATGCGGGTGAGCTACGCGGCGACTGACGACGGAACGACCGGGCCAGCCGGTGCGCGCACATCGATCGCCGCGCTCACGAGCGACACCTCAAGGCCGAGGGCGCGCGCGATCTTCGCGATCTCCTCGTTCGTGATCGCCTGCTTGCCGCCTAGCTTGCGGCTCAGGCTCACGACCGAGCAGCCCATCTTCGCGTCCTTCTTGATCTGGGCGAGCGAGATGCGCTTGTTCTTGCGGGTACTACGCAGGAGGCGAAGCGTTTGGGAGGTGGTCACAGTCCGGGTTATTACACATCACGTAAGGAATCGCAACCGTGTTTGACGCTGACGCCAACGCCAGACTCCGGGCTTACGTTCTGTGTACGCCCAACCACGCGTATTCTAAGCGGATGCCGACTCGCGGAAACGCCGTCGAAATTCCGCGCTGGTGGATGGACGCGCTGGAAGCCGCCATCGCCAGCCGCAACTTGAAGCGCACCGACTTGGCCGGGTTCCTCATCGGCGACGGCGTGACCGGCGCCGCCCGGGATCGCGCGCTCAACGCGGCACGCGTCAAGGTGACGCAGTTCTTTGACCACGGCATCCACACGTCGGAGATCGTCGCGGTGTGGTGTAAGTCACTGAACCTGCCGCCGTTCGAGTTCATCGCCGAAAGCCGCCGCCAGGCCGAGGCGATGGCCATGGCGCAGAAGGACCCCGACGTCCTGATGCGTGTTATCGCCGCTGGCCAGCTCATGGTCGATCTGGAGTCAGGCGAGCACCGCCTCGACGAGCTGTTGGCCGCGCGTCAGACCGCGGCGGTAGAGTCTGCTGATGGTGCTGTCCGACGAGGATCGCGTGGTCGTGTGTCTGTTCCGAAGGCTGCGCGCAGCGAGCGCCGCTGAACACGAGCGGGCGTTGCGGCTGGTGGCAAAGTCGCTCATGGCGGCCGAGTTGCGTCGCGGCGATCTCCGCACCGCCGATCTAACCGAGCGGAGTTGCGACGGTTTGCTGACCTAGCGAATCGCCGCGCGCGATTTCTTACACGAAACGTAAGAACGCGCTGGACACCGGGCCGCGGATGGCTTACACGTTGTGTATGCCGATCGCGACCAGTACCACCCCCCCTGCCTGCGCCTCGCCCGATGGCGCGCCGTCCCTCCGAGCGCCGACCCCGGCCGCTGGGGCGCAGACCGGGCGGGTGGTGATCACGGCCGTCGCGCACGGCACCGGCACGCGCCCCTCGGTCGTCGTCGTCACGATCGACGGCGTCGCGCACGCGGTCGACGTCACGCCGGACCGCGACGACTGGGAGCTGCCCGACTGCGAGACGGTCGACGCGCTGCGGGTCCTGTGGGCCATCGACGACGCGGTGGAGCGGTACCTCGTCGACGCTGACGACGGCGAGACGCGCCGGATCGAGCGCGTGTGGGCGCGGGCGGTGGCGTCGTGACCCGCTGCACCATCACCGTCCTCCGCTCCTCGCGCCACGGAGGCTCGGCCGTCGCTGACATCGACGGCCTGCGCTCGGGCTACACCGTCGCGTTGCGTCGCGAGGGTCGCGTCACGATCTCCAAGCTGACCTACTCCGGCACGCTGCACCTCGGGCTGATCGGCGACTGGCTGGCCGACATGGTGCCGCACCTGATCGCGACGGGCTGTGGCGTCACGGCCTACGACCTCGAGGTCCGCGACGGGGAGTGCGTGGCGCGGAGCGTGGCGACCGCCGAGGCGCGGCGGGAGGTGGCGGCGTGACTCCCGAGACTGCATGGATCGCCGGGCGCACGGTCGGAACCGCCGCACCGCCAGCCGGTACGAAGATTGTGTACCGCGTGTCGAACGGCTTCATGCGTCCGAGCTTTCGGTTCGCAACCGTCGAGCGCCTGCACGGTCGGCACGTCCGAGTGCGGCTGACCGGCCAGACGACCATCGATCTGGTTCACCTGCTCGACGTCCGAATCGTGCCAACGACCTAACCCGCACCGCCGCCCTGCTTCGCGCGGGGTGGCCGATCGCGAATCTCAGCCGCGCCAAGCGCGCACAGGAGCGAACCAAGATGGGCACCAGAGGACTAACGGCCGTCATCCTCGACGGCGAGCACAAGATCGCGCAGTACGGGCAGTGGGACCACTACCCGAGCGGCCAAGGACTGACCGCGCTCGCGTTCTGCCGCGAGGTGATGGTCGACGACGCCAAGCGCGACGCGTTCATCGCGAACCTGCGCCGGTGCCGATTCGAGACGCCCGCCGACGAGGCCGAGCGCGTCGCGTGGCTCGCGTCGATCGGCGTCGGTGCAAGCGGCCTGATGAGCATGTTGCAGTACGAGCAGTGGAAGAGGCGATACCCGCTGCTCACGCGCGACAACGGCGCCGAGATCCTTGATCTGGTGGCGTCTGCCGGGGACGGCCCGGTCGTTCTCCAGGATTCGTGGGACTTCGGCGCCGACTCGCTGTTCTGCGAGTGGGCCTACGTCATCGACGCCACGGCCGGCACGCTCGAGGTGTACCGCGGATTCAACAAGCGTCCGGCAACGGGCCGGTTCGCCGCGATGAAGCCGAAGCGCGACGACTACACACCGATCACGCTCGCCAAGACCTACCGCATCGCGGCGTTGCCGGCCGACGCGGATTTCATCGAGGAACTCGAGAAGATCGCCGACGACATGCGCGGCGAGGAGGAGTGACATGACCCGCATCGACCCCATCGCCGAGCCGCGCGACGTCCGCCCCCGCCCCCGCCGGCAGTGCATCCCCGTGCTGCACGTCGAGGCCGCCCCCGACCCGATCGTCGACGAGTCGGCCGAGTTCTGCGCCGTCGCCGACGTCCCGCCCGTGGCCCGCGCGGTCGGCGTCGAGGCGTACCGGCGCCGCGTCGACTCGCTCGCCGCCGACATGTACCCCGCGCGACAGCTCGAGGCCGCCCGGGAGCGCGAGGCCCACCTCGCCGCGCTGATCGACGACGCGATGCGCGACGGGGCGACCACCGGCGCGGCGATCGCGGCCCGGCTGACCGCGATGGGCGTGGGGGTGCGGCGGTGAGGGTCACCAAGAAGATGCGCGACCGCGCGATCACTCTCCTGCTATGTGATGCGTCGGAACTGATCGCCGGCGTCGATCTTCCAAACGTTCCGTCAACGTCTGATCGCCTCGTCTATAGGGCGTGCGTTGCGGTGTGGGAAGCGTCGGGCTTTGCGCTCGACCTCGCAACCGACTGCCTCGAAGCCGCCGCCCTGCTCCGCGACGGCTGGTCGCCCGGCGATCCGGTCGTGCGGCGCGGAGGTGGATCGTGATCGACCCGACCTTCGCCCACGCGTTGCCGCCCGAGCCGGACGCCCGGACCCTCGCGATCCTCGACCGCCTGACCGCGGCGCATGGCGTGATCGACGGGTTCGACTTCACGCACGGCGAGGGCGGACTCGGCGACGACGCGTTCGACGTGCTTGATTCGCTCAAGTTCTGCGGAACGCGGACCGTAACCGAGCTTGTCGACACGCTCGCCACCCTCGCCGCGCTCCTGTCCGATGCGGGCAGCGAGCTCGCGCGGCTTCACGCGGAGTGCGCCGGCCTGCGCGCGAGGTGCGGCACGTGACCGACCTGGCCAAGCTCTTTGCCGCGATCTACGGCGCGGCCTACCTGATCGCGATCGACGCGATCGCCCAGCACGTCGAGACGGCGGCGGGACTGATCGAGGCGGCGACGGGGCGGGCGGCGATGGCGATGAACTGAACAACCAACCACACACACCACAAGGCAACCACATGAGCGACAACAGCAAGGCGCTGGCCATCGTGCCGCGCGACATCACCGAGTTCTCTTCACTCGCGGACCGCTTCGCCAAGTCGACGCTGATCCCCTCTGACCTGCGCGCCAAGCCCGAGGACGTGTTCGTCACGCTCCTCGCCGGCCAGGAACTCGGCCTCGCGCCGATGGCCAG